CCGATTCCATGGATGGTAAAGACACCACCTCCGAAACCACCACCACGCAGGACACCCCTGGGCAGGACTCGGGGCAAACGGCCCCACAGGATGCCGGACAGGCCGATGCCCAGACGGGCGACACCGACACCCAGCAGCCGGTATCCGAGCCGAAGCAGGCGCCGGCGTCGCAGCCGCAAACGGACCCGGCGACCAAGACCCCATCGCGCCTCGACGCCTCGACCAGTACAGACGCTGCTGTCGATGATCCGGTCACGCAGATGCGCCAACGCATGGCCGGCGAAACTCGCCGCGTGGAGGCCATCCGCAAGCTCTGCGGCGGCAAGCACGCGGACATCGAAGCCAAGGCCATCGAAGAGGGCTGGGACCAGACCAAGACCGAGCTGCACCTGTTGCGGGCCAGCCGGCCCAAGGTCGCCCCCGCTACTACACAACAGCGGCCGGCGGGGCCACAGGTGTTCGAAGCCATTGCATTGATGGCATCGGGGATGCCCAGTTCGCGGATCGAGGCGGTCTACGCCGAACCGATCCTCGAGGCGGCCGACAAGCTGCGCGGCGTGGGTATCCAGGAGTTCTGCGAGCTGGCGGCGGGCAAGCAGCTGCCCCGGTTCCGCCGTGACGCCAGCGGCTGGCTGCAGGCGGCCTTCAGCACCACCAGCCTGCCCGGCATCCTGAGCAACATCGCCAACAAGATGCTGCTGGAGGGCTACAACTACGTCGAGGACGCCTGGCGGCGGATGGCCAGGATCGCCTCCGTCAACGACTTCAAGGAGCACAGCCGCTATCGCATGACCGGCTCGTTCAAGTTCGAGCAGGTCGGCCCCGACGGTGAGCTCAAGCACGGCCAGCTAGGCGAGCAGAAGTTCGGCCAGAAGGCCGACACCCACGGCATCATGTTCGCCCTGACCCGCCAGATGATCATTAACGATGACATGGGGGCGTTCACCGACATCCCGCGGCAGATCGGCATGGGGGCGGCCGAGTCCATCGCCGACGCCGTATGGGGACTGTTGCTGAGCAACCCGGTGCAGACCGACGGCAAGGCGTTCTTCAGCACCGACCACAAGAACTACGCCGAGGGCGCCGATACGGCGCTGAGCGTGGACGGCCTGACCGCCGCCGAGGTGCTCTTCGGTGAGCAGACCAAGCCCAACGGCCGGCCGCTGGGCATCTCGGCCAGCCTGCTGCTGGTGCCCACGGCCCTGAAGGTCCCGGCCGAGCTGCTGATGAAGAGCCTGCAGCTCAACGAGACCACCACCGCCAACAAGGCCAAGCCTGCGGCCAACCCGCACGTAGGCAAGTTCGAGGTGGTCAGTTCTGTCTACCTGGCCAGCACCAGCTTTGCCGGCGCGTCGAGCAAGGCCTGGTACCTGCTGGCCGACCCGAACCGCCTGCCGGCCCTGGAGGTGGCCTTCCTCAACGGGATCGATCGGCCAACGGTGGAGAAGACCGACGCCGACTTCAACACCCTGGGCATCCAGTTCCGCGGATACATCGATTTCGGTGTACGGGAGCAGGATTACCGTGGCGGTCTCAAAATGAAGGGGGAAGTGTAGGCGGCTGAAATAGCATAACGGAGCTCTTGAAGCCCGCAAAGCAAATGCAAGGAGCGAAGAACCATGGCAACGGGACAGTTCCTTCACGACGGCAACGCCATCGACTACACGCCCAGCGCTGATGTGACCGCCGGCGACGTGGTGGTCCAGGGCGAGCTAGTGGGAATCGCCAAGCTGGACATCGTCGCAGACGTGCTCGGGGCGCTGGCGGTGGTTGGTGTTTTCGACCTGCCCAAGACCGCCGGGGTTGGTGAGGCCATCGCGGCGGGAGCGGAGGTGTATTGGGACGAGGGCGACCAAGTGGCCAAGACCGATGCGGAGGCCGGGGCTAACAAGAAGCTCGGCAAAACAGTGGCGGCCGCCGGTGACGACGACACGACCGTGCGCGTGCGGCTGAGCCAGTGAGAACAGCAGGCCGTAGGCTACAGACTGTAGGCTGTAGGCGCCGACGGAACTGCGAGCGTTCTTTTCCCTACAGTCTATAGCCTAAAGCCTACAGCCTATCGCGGAGCGAAACGTGGGTGACCTGTTGCGGCAAGGAAGCCAGTGGCTGGAGGCGCAGCTCAAAGAGCACGCCTCCAGCCCGGTCACCTACAAGCGAAACGGTATAGAGCTGGTCGTCAATGCGACGTTCGGCCGGACCGAATACGAGGTTGAGGACGAACACGTCCTTCGCGTAGCGGCGCACGTTACCGACTTCCTGATCCTGGCGTCTGACTTGGAGCCGACGTTCGGCGAGCCGGAGGCCGGCGACCAGGTCGTAGTTGATGGAGCGGTGTACGAGGTGATGAACTTGGCCGGGCAGGGGCACTGGCGATGGAGTTGTCCGCACCGCGTCACGATGCGGATTCACACGAAGCAGGTGGATTCAACATGAGTGACGGGGTCGAACAACCTGCAGGCCGTAGCTGTGGCGAGGGCATGTACGAAAGTGTGTGCAAGGACGAGTTCGCCGCCATCCACGTCAAGCTCGATCGGCTCGACGAAGCCATCCGCGGCAACGGCCGGCCGGGCATTCAGCTTCGACTGGATCGGCTGGAGGCGACCGAGCAGTCGCGCAGTCGACTGATCTGGATCATCCTGGGCGCGGCTGTGACGCTGGCGGTCACTGCCGTCTGGCAGCAAGTTTTCGGAGGTTAGCAATGGCCAAAAAGTGGCTCCATTCGGTGGACGTGGAGGTGGATGGGAGCGGCCGACCGCTGTTCGGTATCGGCGGCTGTTCGTCGATGGCCGGTGGAACCAAGACCGTTGCCGCGGCTGCGACGCCGGAGCCACTGGTAGGCGAATCGACCCCGTGTCGGTTCGTGTGGGTCGGCGCTCGCGTCGATGGCAACGGCAATCCGGTCAACACCAAGCCCTGCTTCCTGGGTGATTCCGACAGCCAGAACGTCCCCGTGCTTCCCAGCAACTACGAGGGGCTGGTGATCCGCATCGACGATGCGAGCAAGGTCTACGTCAAGGTCGGCGTGGACGGTGAGGGCGTGGTCTACCGCATCTTCGCATAGGAACTGCTCGTGGCCATCTTCGTCAGCACACAATCCGGCAACTGGCACGACCCGGCCACCTGGGGCGGGGTCGGCGTGCCCGACATGACCATCGACGATGCGATAGTCGACACCGGCCATGAGGTGGTCATGGAAGCCGGCCAGATCGTCTCGGTCTTCAACGGCCACAGCATCGTCGTGGCCGAAGGCGGCACGCTGCGCAACCAGGGCGAATTCGATATCGGTACCAGCTCGATCTGGATCGGCGGAACGGTGATTAGTGAGGGCCCCGACTTCTTCGTGTGGAACGCTTCGGATGTGACCGTCGCGTCCACCGGCCTTTTCCAGGTGGACAGCAGCTTCTATCTGCGGGGCGGTTCGACACTGACCATCGAAGGCCAGGTGTATGTCGCAAACACCGCGTCTTTCGATCTGTATTCGGGCGCTCTGCTGACGCTCGAAGTCGGCGGCACGTGGGACCTGGCAGGCTACTGCCCCATGGAATACGAATGCCAGGCGATCATCCGCGACGACCTGGGCGTCGAGACCGGTGGTTACCTTGGCATCTACGACGACTCTGACCTGGATATCGAGGACAGCGGCGCGGTCTTCGTCATCGGCACCCTGGCCACTTCGTGGTACAGCCAAGTCGACGCATGGGGCTACCTGGGCGTCAGCGTGGACGGCACGCTCCGCGTCTACGATCCCAGCCTGATCAACGTCTACAAGGACATCTACATCTCCGGCCGAATGATCGGCGGCGGCCAGATCGTGATGCTTCGACGCGAGGGGCGGATCCTGGCCTACAACGGCCTGAGCCTGTTCGTGCTGGACCGAGCATACGGCTTCGGCCAGACGCCGGTGGTATGAGGTGAATAATGGCCAACATCCCGCAGGATATTCAGGATCGGCTCAACCGCACACCGGAACAGCGCAAGGCGGAGCTGGAAGCAAGACGCCAGGCGCGTCTGGACGCCATGACGCCCGAGCAGCGCCAGAAGGTCCAGGAGCAGATCGATCGGATCAACGCGGTGCAGTTGGATAAGCAGCCAGTGTTCGTGCACGGCTGGCGGCTGTTGACCGTCGCTCGTTCATTCCAGAGCCGCGCCGCGCAGGGAATCAACCTTACCGACTCACTGGCGCTGTTGACCGCCCAGGAGATGGAGGCCGTCGACTGGCTGGCGGACCAGATCGTGGCGGCGAGGACCAAATAGTGGCACTGGCAATCGACATCGCCGACGCGGTGGCAGCCGAACTGGCCGGCGGCTCGTTCAGCCACCCGATCGATCCGGTCCGGCGCGTGCTGCCCGAGTACGAACTGTCGGATCTGAACGAGCTGCGAGTAACGGTGGTGTCGGCGGCTATGGAGATTGCATCAGCATCGCGGGCGCTGTCACAGCACGACGTGCGGATCGACATCGGCATTCAAAAGAAGCTCGGCAAAGATCTTGATGCCGAAGTCGCGGAACTCTGCGAGCTGGTAGATGAGCTCATCGAGTTCCTCAAGCAACGGCGCCTGCAGGCGGCGCCGGATGCAGCGTGGGTCAAGACGGCCAACGAGCCGATCTATGCGGCCGACCACCTGTCGGGGCAGCGGCTGTTCACGAGTGTGCTGGCGGTGACCTATCGAGTGATGCGTTAGTCCGTCGTAGCTGCGAAGCAGCGAAGAAGGAAAGTGATGTTCGGCGTAGTGACCAAACAGATGTTCTTCGACCGGCCGAAGGTGCAACGTAAGACCGACAGCGCCACGCGACGGGTGCTGAGCAAGTTCGGTGCGTTCGTTCGTCGAGCGGCCAAGTCGTCGATCCGCACGCGCCAGCGGGCCAGCGCGCCGGGTGAGCCGCCCAGCTCGCATACCGGACTGCTGAAGAAGTTCATCTTCTTCGGCTACGACCGCCGGCGCCAGAGCGTGGTCATCGGCCCGCAACGGCTGAACCAGAAGGTCGGCGACGCGCCGGAGGCACTGGAACATGGCGGTGTCTCGACGGTGGTCGAAGGCTCGCGAGGCAAGCGGAAGAAGCGGCGTGTGAAGATGGTGGCTCGGCCTTTTATGGGGCCGGCCTTCGAGCGAGAGAAGCCCAAGCTGCCGGCGATGTGGCGAGAGAGTGTTAAATAGACTACAGGCTTCAGACTTCAGGTATCAGGAAGAGCAACCGCCTTGTTTTACCTGAAGCCTGAGGTCTGAGGACTGAAACCTCAGGAGCGACAATCATGGCGACCTTTGTTCTCGGAATGGACTGCAAGCTCTACTTCGACCCCGCGCCGCTGGCCGGTGCGCCGAGTACGGGCACGTGGACGGAGCTGACCAATGCCAAGGACGTGACCGTCAACCTGGAGACCGGCGAGGCCGACATCACCACCCGCGCCAACAGCGGCTGGCGGGCGACGGCCGCC